CCCCCCGCCATGCCCGCGCACCGCACTGTTGACGCGGCGGCTGGGCTTCCTTCAACAGCATGCAGTTTCACTGCAGGACCGCATCGACGCGCTGCTCCTTCGGTCAAAGTACTGACAGCCTCTGTCCTCGGCACCTCCGGTACCGCTGACGATCAAGCTCCGGCTGCTGACGGACGAGTTGGAAGCTTCCTGCCGGACGCCTGGCAGTCCGACGCCATGCGCGCCTGTCACGCGGACATGGATGCGCTGTGTCTGCCGGAGGCAGCCGCCGCCTGACCGCTCCACAGCAGGGGCAACGCCGCCCTCGGGATGCGCGGGGCTCTGCCCCGTGCCTCTCGGGGCGTGTCTGGCTAGACCAGAGACACCAGAAGGGCCCACCGCCATGAAGCTCGATAGCGACATCACTCCCCGCAGAGAGGATCATGGGGGATGGGGACGCATCTCAACCTGAACGGCCGATCAGCAGTGTCTTCGACGTCGACAGACACGGCCGATTGAACACCGGCGCCCGATCGCAGCGGCTGTCCGAGGCCGAGGCGCGGGCGCTGCCCAGCCGGATCGTGCGCGAGGCCCTGCGGGCGGTCGGGGTGAACAGCAGGCCTCGGGTGGCACGGGACGAGGGCCTGGCGTCTGCGATCTCAGCCCTCGAAGCGCAGGCGTGTGCCTGGGCGTGACCACAGCAGGGCACGTCCGGGCGCGCGGCGGAGATATCGGCAGGGGAAGGCGCGGCGCCCTCCGGCTGGCGCAGGCGCTCGGTGCACCGTTCCGGGCAGGGCCGGGAAGTTTTCAGCGGGACGAGGCGGCCCCCTTCATCATCCGCGAGGCCGCGGGCGCGCTCGACATCGCGACCGCCCCCACCGCCTCAGAACGCGCACGCATAACGGCGACGGCCGATGCCCTCTTCAGCAGCCGACACGACAAAGCCTTCCTCACGACGCGCCTACGCGGCTCGCGTCATCGGCTGTGGGTCGAAGAACCGGCCGAGAGTTCTCGCGCTGAGCCGCAACTTCGCCAGCCTATGGTTCCTAGGCACGGCTCCAAAGCCATTACCGCTCAGCAGCTTGCGCGCTTTTGGGCTAATTTCGGTCGTCAGCAGCCCGACTGTTACGCGACAGTTAGATTGAGCATGCCGGACTAACCGGGACTATCCGGGATTAGACGGGACCCGGTGGGATGAAACCATAGAGAAACCAACACCTTAATAACAAAAAATCGCGATCGGCGGCCGCGCCGCCTGCTCATACTATGTGACGCGGTCAAATGGCGCGATCGACTGTACTCACCCCGACACGGCCGAAGCCGGTTTCTAGGCGCATCAATGGGTTACCAAAAACGCGCCGCGTCGAGGCGGCGGTTTATTCGGACGCTTTTCGTCCGCCATCGCCTTCCATGTCCGAAAAGAACAATCCTGTTCAATACCAGTAGCTTACGCAGGAAAGAGCGCAGTACGGCGAAGAGCGTCCGAGGACATCCTGAACTGGCCCAAATCCGACACCGTCAGCACCGTCCCTGGAGGCATAGCAGAGGCAGCGCTGCCGTCTTCGCCCAGACCCGAAAGCTCTGGTCACCGATGTAGATCCGGACCAGAGCATCCCGCTCGCCCATCTCGATGAGCGAGAAAGAGACGCGGTCTCCGAGGCGCAGGCACTCGCTCTTGAGAAGGGCCTCTTGCTGCCGCTCGTCACGCACGTCCTCGGCGTGCTGGAACTCGGCCAGGGCGCCAGGGGAAGTGCAGACGACTGACGGCGGGAAGAGCCAGAGCTCTTCGGCGTGAGCGGCTGCGCCAGGGGGCGCTGAGAGTACGGCGACGACGAGGGCGCTGCGAAGCATGGGCGGGCTCCTTCGGGGCTGCTCGGGGCGACCCTACCAGAGGCAGTGCAGCGGGCGCGCGTTCAATCGCCGTTCCCCGCCTGACAATCAGACCCTGCGGGCGATCCACGCGACGCGGCCGAGAATCCTGAGTTCGGAGAGCTCGTCACCCTTCACGGTGAGGGGCGGATAAACGGGATTGTCGGCGCGGATTTCAATGCCGCTCAAGAGGCGCTGCAGCCGCTTCAGCATGATGCTGCCGCCGTAGTTCAGGACGTAGATGGCCTCGTCGGCCATGCGATCTACAGACCCGTCCACGAGCAGCAGATCCTCGTCAAGGATGGTCGGGCTCATGGAATCACCGGACGCCGTCAGCAGGTAGAGCGACCGCGGGTCTCCGTGAAAGGTCTGCCGCACCCAGTCCCGGCGAAATGCCAGAAAGTCACGGGGCGCATCCCCGTGGCCGACGGTAAAGGTGCCGGCCCCGGCCGAGGCCTGCAGATTGTAGCGCGGAATCATCACGAAAGCCTCGGCGCCCCCGGCCCCCCTGTCTTCTCCCTCTGCGAGCCATTGCACCGAGACGCCGGCGCTCGATGCGATTTTCCGCAGCCCCGAAACCTTCGGCTCCGTCTCCCCGGCGATGTAAGACGCGAGGGTCCGCAGTGGTATCCCGGTCTCCTGCGACAAGGCCCTCTGCCCGCCCGCCCCATCAACCGCGGCCCGCAACCGTTCCAGGAAGCCTGGATCGACAGCGACGGCGTCCCTCGCCGCCCTAGCCATTTGGCCGGACGCGGAATTCAGCATTGAATGCCGTTTTCCGCTTGATCGTGGATGCTGAAAACCGCATGTTCACGTCAGACGTACCTTCTTACACAGCGGCCCGGGCGGGGCCGGCTCACGAGGACGACGGATGGCGAAGGCAGGCTGGCACCCGATCGACATCAAGGCGGCAATCCACAAGCGTAAGGGCACCCTGACGCAGATCGCGCTGGACGCCGGCCTCGCCTCCTCGGCCTGCCGGCGCGCGCTGATCGAGCGCTACGCGCCGGCCGAGAAGGCGATCTCCGACTTCCTGGGTATCGCGCCGCAGGTGCTGTGGCCCGACCGCTATGACGCCCAGGGCCAGCCGCTGCCCCGTAAACGCCGCGGCGGGAGAATAGCCGCCAAACGGGACGAACGTACCGTCAATTTGCGGCGGGCCAGCTGACATGGCGCAGGAAAAATCGCCCCAGAAGATCGAGGCCGATGCCGTTCTCGCGGCGGTGGAGCAGGCGATGACGGCGGGCGTGCCGACGGCCGATCTGGCGCGCGCCCTGACCCTGCTGCGGGTCACGGGCTACGAGCACGGGCCGAAGGAGCGGTCGCAGGGCAGAGCGCCGGAAGAGCGCGGCGAGCGAGTCGTCACCACCGTTTCGGTCTGGCGCTGAGCGATGGCGTCGATCCTGGCGGTACCAGTTTCCCTCCGTGCCGATGGTGATGATGCACCTCCCGGCGTAGGGAAAGCGGCGCGCGGCCGAGAGTCTCGCGCAGTTGCCCGTCTCTCGGGCGATTCCTCCCAGACTGCGGCGGGGCGGCTGCGGCCGCTCCGCCGGCTCTTTCGGCGAGGGTGACGTGCGCCGGGACCGGGAGACGCTGGATCTCTTCGAGCCGGTCTATCCGGTGCGGCGGCCGGCCTCCGGTCCGGCGGCGCTGTCGTTCGACGGCCGCCTGCGGCGGGCGATCTCCGAGGCGCTGAAGGGCTGCCCAAGGAGCCGGGAGGAGATCGCCGCGGAGATGGCCGTCACGCTCGAACGGCCGACGCTCTCCAAGGCAATGATCGACGCCTACAGCGCCGAGAGCCGGACCCGCCACTCCATCTCCGTGACCGCCTTCGTGGCGCTGATCCGGGCGACCGGTCAGACATGGCTGCTGGACGTGGTGGCCGAGGCCTGCGGCTGCGTCGTCCTGGAGGGCGAGGAAGCGAGGCTGGCCGAGCGCGGCCGTCTGCTGGAGGCCCGGCGCGAGCTGGACCGGCTGCTCAAGGAACTGGACGCCCTGGGGCCGGTGAAGGTCCGCCGGCAGCGAGGCGGCCGATGAAGACCGTGCGGGCGGCGGCGGTCGCAGATGCGCTGGGAGTGACCGAGCGCCACGCCCGGCGGCTCGCGGACCAGGGCCACTGGCCCTGCGAGATCAGCGCAGGTAAGCGCCTCTACCCCGTAGCGAAGCTGCCCCGGGAGGTGCGGGCGGCTCTTCATGCTGCCGAGCTGCGCAGCATGGAGGCGGCCCTGGCCGAGCGGCTGTCGACGGAGCCGGAGCCGGTCATTCATGACATGGGGCCGGGAGTGGCCAAGCGGCGAGACGTGAAGCTGGAGATTTTCCGGGCCTACGAAGACTTCCGCCGCGCCTCAGGCTACGCCGATGCGACGGCCTGGACGGTCTTCGCCGAGTTCTACAAGCGTGCCTGCGCCCTGATCCTGGCCGGCGGGCTGGCGGATGGACCGGAAGCCATCGCGGCGTTGCCGCGACGGGTCTTCGAGGCGCACCCGAAGATGAGCCGGGCGACAATCCGCCGGATCTGCGAGACGGTCCGCAAGGGTCGGCTGGCGGATCTCGGCGGGCGCTATCGGACGGGGCCGCGCAGCGCACTGGCCCGCGCCGAGAACGGGTCGGTGGCGGACTTCATCACGGCGCTGCTGGCCCGGATGCCCCACCTGTCGGCGTCGCAGGTGCGCACGCAGATCGCCGAGCGCTTCGCCGCTGGGCTGGCCCTGACCGATGAGCACGGCGAGGTCCTGGAGATCGCCGAGGTCCCGTCGCTGAGGACGGTTCAAAGGGTCATCAACGGCCTGAAAAAGGACCGCGGCGACCTGCTGCTGCGGCTGGGCGACCCCGACACGTGGAAGAGCCGTCGGGCTTACGCCTTCGGCAGAGCCGAAGTCGGCGACGGCCTCAACGCCCTGTGGGAGATCGATGCCAGTCCTGCCGACATCCTGCTGAGTGACGGGCGGCACAGCCTCTACGTCGTGATCGATACATGGTCGCGGCGGATCATGGCTCTGGTCACCAGGACACCGCGGGCGCAGGCGGTGCTGGCGCTCATCCGGCGGGCGGTGACCGCCTGGGGCGTGCCGCAGCGGATCAAGACCGACAACGGGCAAGACTTCGTGGCGGCGGCGGTGCAGCGCGCGCTGGCGGCGCTGCAGATCGAATGGGACCCCACCGCACCGTACAGCCCTGAGCAGAAGCCCCACGTCGAGCGAGCAATCGGCACCGTCCAGAGGGGCTGCATCGCGCAGTTGCCCGGCTTCGCCGGTCATTCGGTGGCACAGGCGCAGAAGATCCGGGCGCGCAAAGCTTTCGCGCAACGGCTCGGCGCGGGAGACGAGGCGCTCTTCGAGGTGGCTCTGACCCGTGACGAGTTGCAGGTGGCTGTCGATAGCTGGATCGAGAACCACTATCTGCAGCGGCCCCACGAAGGCCTGCGGAAGCGAACCCCGGCCGTAGTCGCCGCCGGCTGGACGCAGCCGATCCGGCGCGTCGAGAACGAGCGCGCCCTCGACCTGTTGCTTGCGCCGGTAGCCGGTGGGCTCCGCAAGGTCACCAAGAACGGCATCCGGGTCGAGCACGCCACCTACCATTGCTCCGGCCTCTTCCCTGGCGATCAGGTGCTGGTGCGCTTCGATCCCGCGGGCGACATGGGGCGGCTCTGGTGCTTCGCGCCCGACGGCGAGCGCTTCCTCGGCGTGGCGGTCTGCCCCGAACTGGTCGGTGCCAGCCGCGAAGAGGCGGCGGCCAGGGCCAAGGCCGAGCAGAAGGCGATGATCCGGGCGCAGATCGACCGTCTGGCGCCCGAGCTCAAGCAGGTGACGCCGGCGGCGGTGGCCAAGCGCGCACTCGCCGGGGGGCGCCAGCAGCAGGCAGAGCCCATCGCCTTCCCCCGGGCGGCCGAGCCTCACACGACAGCGCCGCTGGCGGCCGCCGCACAGGCCATCTCCTCCCGCGCGGTCACAGGCCGTGCGGTGCCGGCGCCGCTGTCCCCCCGCGAGGCGGCCGAGCAGGCGGCGGCCCTGGAAGAGCTGCAGCAGGCGCCGCGGCGCAGCCCCGAGGAGCTGCGCGAGGCGGCCGAGCAGGAGCGCTTCGCCCGGGCGATCGCCCTGCAGGGCCGGCAGGCGGCCGGGGAGAGGCTGGCCGACGAGGAGGCGGCCTTCCTGGCCCGCTACGTGCGGACCCGCGAGTACGCCGGCCGCAAGGCGGCGTGGGACTTCGAGCAGGAGTGGGAACGGACCATGGCCGCGCGGGAGCGGGCGGCCGGGTAGCGGCGCCCCGGCGCGGGAACGCCGGGGAGCCACGGGTAACGATGATGCGGAAAGGTGGATCATAGATGGTGCGCAGTGCGGAGAGCAACAGCGGCGGGATGGCGCCGCTCCGGAACGTGGCGGCGCTGCTGGCGGCGCTCAGGCGGGTCATGGAGCGGCCGAGCCACCTTCCGGGGATGATGACGTTTCACGGGCCGAGCGGCTACGGCAAGAGCTGGAGCGCCGCCGCGGCCGCCAACGCCACCAAGGCCTACTACGTCGAGCTGCGGTCCAGCTGGACCCGCAAGTACTTCGCCCAGGCGATCTGCCAGGAGATGGGCCTGCCGAAGGAAGGCAGCCTGCCGACCCTGCTGACGCGGGCGGCCGAGCACCTTGCGACGACGGGCCGGCCGCTGATCGTCGACGAGGCGGACTTCCTGGTGGACCGCGGCATGATCGAGGTGGTGCGCGAGCTCTTCGAGGGCTCGCAGTCGACCATCGTGCTGATCGGCGAGGAGCTGCTGCCGAACAAGCTGCAGCGCTACGAGCGGGTGCACAACCGCATGCTGGACTGGGTCGCCGCCCAGCCGGCCGACGCCGGCGACGCCGCCAAGCTGGCGCGGCTCTGGTGCCCCCGGGTCGAGCTGGCGCCGGACCTGCTGGGGGCGGTGGCGCAGTCGGCCGGCGGCTCGGTTCGGCGGATCTGCGTCTCCCTCGACCGGATCCAGCGCGAGGCCGAGGGCGAGGGCCGCGAGGCCGCGGATCTGGCGTGGTGGGGCGGTCGCGGCTTCTTCACCGGCCAGCCGCCGGCGAGGCGCGTCTGATGGCCCGGCTGCCGATCGACCGGGAGAGCGGCCGGCGCGACGCGCGGCAGGCGATCTGGGAGGCCCTGCGTGCGGCGAAGGCGGAAGAGCTGAGCCTGACGCGCAAAGACCTGGCGTTCCGGGCCAAGGTCAACGTCTCGACCGTCCGCGACCACCTCCGCAACTTCGTGGCGGCCGGCCTCGTCGGGATCGAGGAAGGGCCGGCCAGCTGGCACCGCTACCGCCTGACCCGCGACCTCGGACCGGTGGCGCCCCGGGTCAACACCGCCGGCGAGATCGTCACCATGGGCGACGGCCGCGACGCGCTCTGGCGGACGATCAAGATCCTGAAGGAGGGCACGGCCGCGGAGTTCGCCGCCGCGGCCAGCCAGGCCGGCACGGAGATCTCCGAGGTAACCGCGCGCGAGTACCTGCACTATCTGGCGCGGGCGGGCTACGTGGTGGCCGCCGGCGGTGGCAAAGCCGGCCACCCGGGCCGCACCCGCTACCGCTTCCTGCGGTCGACCGGTCCGCAGGCGCCGCAGATCCAGCGCACGAAGGCCGTCTGGGACCCGAACATCCGCAAGGTGGTCTGGACCGGCGCCGGAGGCCGGATCTCCGGGGAGCGGGCGGATGGCTGAGCGCAAGTCCTTCGCCGCCGAGGTCGGGCAGCACTGGCCCGACGGCGGGCCGCCGGACTGGGTCGTGGCGCTGGCCGAGGCCTGCGACCGGCTCGGCCAGCGCCGCGCCGGCGAGGCGATCGGCTACTCGGGCAGCCTCGTCTCCGCCGTGCTGCGGGGCCGCTACACCGGCGACCTCGCCGCCGTGGAGCGCAAGGTCCGCTGGGTCTTCCTCGCATCGACGGTGGCCTGCCCGATCCTGGGCGAGATCCAGACCGAGGCCTGCCTCGCCAACCAGCGCAAGGACTACCCCACCGGCAACGCGCAGGCGGTGCGTCTGTGGCGGGCCTGCCGGACCTGCGCCCACCGCACGACGGAGGAGAAGCCATGAACCAGATCCTGAGCGACACGGTGCGCGTCGGCACCCGGCTGATGGTCCGGGTCGCGGGACGGCGGCAGCCGGCCGAGGTCGTCACCTATTCGGGCACCCGGCACCTGCTGACCCTGCAGGTGCGCACCGAGGACGAGGCCCTGCACCGGATCACCCTGTCGGCCGCGCAGGCGGCCGAGGCGCAGGCGGCGGCGCAATGAAGCGCCGCTCGCTCCTCTGGTGCCTCCGCCAGCAGCTGCGGTGGTGGCGCACCCTTCAACCCTCTTTCAGGAGGCAGTGATGACGACGACGGAAACCCTGCCGGACATCCCGGCGGGTTACATGATGGACAGCAAGGGGCGGCTGGTGCCGGAGCACCTCGTGCGCCCCCAGGCGAAGCTGGAGGACCAGCTGGTCCGCAAGGTGATCGGCCACGCCGAGGAGCTCAACAGCCGGATCAGCCGCTTCCGTGGCCACTGCTTCGACGATTTCGGCGCCTTCCTCGATCTGCTGCGCGACAAGTACCAGGCGAGCCGCGGCGGCAAGCGCGGGAACATGACCTTCACCTCCTACGACGGGACGCTGAAGGTGCAGGTCGCGGTCGCCGACCGGATCCTGCTCGGCCCGGAACTGCAGATCGCCAAGGAACTGGTCGACGAGTGCATCGCCGAGTGGTCCGAGGGGGCCAACGACAAGATCCGCCTGCTGGTCCAGAACGCCTTCCGCACCGACCAGGAGGGCAAGGTCAACCGCGAGGCGGTCTTCGCGTTGCGCCGTATCGAGATCGACGACGAGCGCTGGCGCAAGGCGATGGAGGCGATCAGCGACTCCATCCGGGTGCTCGGCTCCAAGACCTACGTGCGCTTCTACCGTCGGGTAACCCAGGACGCGCCCTGGCGACCCGTCACCATCGATCTGGCGTCCGCCTGATGGGCACGGCCCTGGGTGCGGGGGCACTGATCCTCCGCCGTCTGCGGGATGCGGGCGAACCGCTCCGCCCCGCCGAGATCGACAGCCGCCAAGGCCGCGCGTGGAGCAAGGGCGCATGGTCCGGCGGCCGCCTGCGCGGCCTCGTCTCCAAGGGCTGGGTCGCCGGTCCTGACGAGGCCGGCCGCTACGCCATCACGGAGGCGGGCCTCGCGGCAGTCTCCGAAGGAGACCCGTCATGAACGGGGAGGATGCCGCCATGGGCCTGACGCAGAAGCAGCGCCAGCTGATGCAGGTGCTCCAGGAGCTCGTCGACGAGACGGGCGTCTGCCCCAGCTACCGGGAGCTCGCCCGGGAGATGGATCTCGCCTCGCGATCGAGCGTGCACCGGCTGGTCGTCCATTTGGAGGCGCGCGGCTACCTGCGCGTCTCGCCGGGCCGGCAGCGGTCCCTGACCATCCTGCGTCGGGTGCCGATGCCGGACCGCGGCTCGGATGAAGCGCTCGCCGCCTGCCAGAAGGTGGCCACCGTCTTCGGCGCGGCCCCGGACGAGGTAATTGAGGGTGCCTTCGGCTCGGACGTGCTCGGCGCAGTGCAGGCCTGCCGTTCGGCCGTCCTGTCGTCGATCGGCGATGCCTGCCGATCCGTGGCGCTCAAGGGAGAGCGACCATGAGCGACGACGGCTTCAACCCGCTGGGCTGCGGCCCGGTGCCCATCAAACCCAAGGAGACCGCGCTGCAGCCCGACTTGGTGCTGTTCAGCGTCGGCCGCACGATCTTCGGCCAGGCGCTGACACTGACGCGGGGCCGCCGCTACGACGGCCGCCTGCAATGGACCCTCCACCAGGAGGCGTCTAGCACCCGCGACGAGTCCGCGTCGATCTACGGCCTCACCGAGGAGACCATCCTGCAGATGGCGGACGCAGTGCGTGCGGTCCGGCGGCAGCCATGAGCGGCGAGACGATCGACCTCCGCCTAGAGGCTCTGCAGGACCTGCTGGACGAGCTGAGGACGGCGATCGGGGCTCAGTCAGAGGCCGGGGTGATCGCAGCGGTCGTCTGGCGAGGGGGCGGTAAGACCTTTGCCGCTGGTCACCTCCGTAGCATCACGCCGCCGGCGGCTCTGGCCGGGATCGAGACCCTGCTGGCGGCCGTGCAGCAGCACGTCTCCGCCACCGATGGGCCGACGGCCGCGGATATCGCCGAGCGGATCATCCGGGCCAGGGCGGCGCTCAGACTGATGGGAGTCGATCTCGCAGAGCCGGGGGCACTCAATTGACCGGCCGGATCTGCCCCGTGCCCGGCTGCGGCGGGCATCCGCGCGCCGGGCACCTGATGTGCCGCTCTTGCTGGGCGATGGTGCCGAAGGAGAAGCAGGCGGCCGTCTATTCGACGTGGCGCGCGTTCACGCGCCAGCCGAGGAGAGACGCAGACGCGCGCGGTGCGGCGCTCGATGCCTACAGCGAGGCCGCCGATGCGGCGGTAAAGGCGGTCGAGGAGGCGCGGCCGTGAAGAAGATCGACGCGATCAAGGCCCGCATCCGCGCGCTCAGGGAGATGACGCCGGCCCGCGGCTGCACCGAGGCGGAGGCGGCCGCCGCGGCCGAGAAGGTCCGCGAGCTGATGGCGACCTACGGCCTCGACGAGGCCGGCATCGAGACGGCGGACTCGGCGCCGATCGCTCTCACGAACGTCCGCAACGGCTGGCCCTACTGCGAGGTGTGGTCCACCATCGCGCGGATCTGCCGGGCGGAGATCCGCGGCGACTGGATCCACGATGGTCGCGCCTTCCGGCCGCGGCTGATCTACCGTGCGGCCGAGCCCGACATGCTGCTGGCCGAGTACCTGCACGAGGTGCTCGACCGCGCGATGGACCGGGCGCAGGCCGACTTCCGGAAAACGAAGGGCTGGCGGCTGAAGCGCAGCCGGAAGACCCGCGACGCGGCCATGACGGCCTTCATGGACGGCTTCTGTTGGTCGCTGCGCGGGCTCCTGACGCGGGTCTTCGCGGAGCGCTGGGCGGCGACGGAGCCGCCGCCGGCGCCACCTGTGACCAAGGTGGAAACGTCGGCCGCGCGGAAGCCCTTGAGCAAGGCGGACAAGGCACGGCGCAAGAAGTTCGACGCGCGCTGGAACCACCCTGCCCGCTGGGCCGGCCACGAGGCCGCGGAAAAGGTCGAGCTGCACCACGCAATGGACGGCGAGGCGCCGGCTGCGCCGAAGCTGCTGGGGAAGACGGGTTGATGGCGCGCCTCGTCATCCTCAAGCCGCCGGCCGAGGCGCAGTCATGGGTCGACGCCGGCTGGAGGGAGCTCAGCTATTTCGGCCCTAGCGTCGCCCTCGACGTCGAGATCCCGCCCAACCTGCCGCCGGCCGAGCTCATGGCGGCCTGGGACAAAGCCAACGCCGGCGAGCGCCGGCCACCCGAGCTCTTCGGGCCGCCGCAATGACGGACCGGGAGGCGCGCCTCGTGGAGCCGCTCGACGACCTGCTGCTGACGGCCGGCACGGCCCTGTCGCGGCCGGGCTCGCCGGACGCCCGCCGGCTGCTGCGCGCCTCCTGGGACCGCGCCACGGCCTGGCGCAAGGCGTACCGGGCGGTGGCCCGGGCGGAGAGCCTGCGGCGGCCGCCTGCCAGAGACGACGATCCGCCGGTGCCGCCGGCCCGGCTTCCCTACAGGGATGATTGAGATGAAACGACGCCCTGCCCCAGCGGCCCTCCAGAAGGCCTGCGACGAGTTCAACGAGCGCCACCCGATCGGCGCGGCGATCATCTTCTGGCGCGGCCGCGCCGGGGACGGCCCGGGAACCGCCGGAACCGTGACTGCGCCGGGCGCCTACGTGCTCGGGGGGCACACTGCGGTGGTGCAGGTCGGCGGCGGATGCATCGCCCTGACCCATGTCGTGGCCGCCCCGGCGGAGGTGCGGGCATGAAGCGCCACCCCGAAGTCGACGCGGTCGGCGACCTGATCGCCTCGGCCCACGCGGCCTGCGCGGTCGCGGCGAAGGAGGGCGTCGACCTGCCGCCGCGCCTGGAAGCCGCTCTGAAGCGGCTGGG